AGTAAGCACATATTAAATTTCCCCTTCGTTAGTAAGTTGTGCAGCTGCCTGGTTGTTCTTAGCCTGGAATGGCAAGGTGTAGCCCTTGTCTATCAGATAAGCGCGTAAATGCGCCGTGTCGCGGAGGTTGTTTTGCAAACAAATATATTTCAGAAAATTTTGCGTTGTCAGTTGCGCCTGACTTGTGTCCCTGGCAAAAAACCATGTTATCCAGGCAAATTCCAGGCATGCCATGATGGTCGTATATTTCAGCGTCCCGCGAAACAATCTGAATTCCACAGTTTTGTCATTCTGAAAATTCAAGGCTTCGTAGCGGTCGCTGTTAATGTTGCGCAGCTGCCGCGCCTTCGTGTCGCCGCTGCGCATAGCGTCGCGCAGCCAGGACTTGTCCCCTTGCTTGTCCTGGAATTTAGAGTAGCCGCTACTATCGCGCCTGGCTATGCATTTAATCAGGTCAATGTTTAGCGGGTCGTTGATAAATAAAATCATTTTCGCGGCATGCAGCATAGACATGTCAGCCTTGCAAATATGCACATGCAGCCCGCAAGTGCTGGTGTTGTGAGACTTAGCACCTATAAATTTATTTTTAAACCATGCCAGCTGCTTCGCATGTATGTCTAAACCCGTGTAGCCCGTGACCATTTCAAATCCGTTGCTTAGGCTGCCGTCATGCTCAAGCAAACAATAGTCGCGCAGCCGACCATTAGCGTCCTTGACTGTGCCAATAGCGTCTTTTAATTCCTCGGCTTTGTCGTCCAGGTCGTATGCCGTACTAATTTCCATTTCTAATTCCATGCCGACCAGGACGCGCGGCTTACGGTCGTCATACGCCGACGGTATATGTCCCAGGCTGTGCCTGGACGAATGGTAATTGCCGATATTGTGGTAACCCTCGTCGCTGGTTTCGTCGTCGTCTTCCTGGTCGCTATAGTATTCGTTGCGTTCAGACCAATAGTAATTATCGGTGCAGCTTTCGCAAATCCTGTAGTCGTCCTGGTAGTTGCGAGAGTCGCTATAGTGTCCCAGGTGAGAGCAGTCATAGCAGCAGAAATAGTTACCTCTGAACCAGGACTCCAGGCGTTCTACCCATTCGGAGTTACGGTCGATATAACGGTAACTGTCGTTGATTGCGTCCAGGGCTGCGCCTTCGTCGTCTTCCCTGATTGCAGCTGCCAGGACATCACCCAGGTGAGAGAGTGCTGCGCTGCGCCTTTTGCGTTCTACTGCCGTCGCGTACTGTCCAGCCCGGTCGTGCAGCTGCTCGCCGCGAATGTTGCGCTTGATGCAGTCGCGTATCGTATGCTGCCGCGCGCCTTCTGCCTTCATTCTTGCTAAGTTGTAAGCCATGTTTATTACCTCTTAAGTTAGGATTAAAAAGGGTACTGCAAATTAGAGGGTAACACGAATTGTGTATATGTATGTAATGTTGTTTGTTAAACATGAGACAAACAAGCAGCGTCCAGGCGTTAAGCGGCTGCCAGGTCGCGCACCTGGTAAGTGTTCCAGGCTGCAAAATGCGGCCAGGCTTCCAGGACGCCGTGCGTCTTCCAGGCGTCATATATCTATCGTCTATAGTCTATATATATAATATATACGCTATATAAGCCTTATATAATCTATATACTATAGATATATATACATAATAGGTTATATGTAGGTAATATATATAGCGTATATATAAGGTAATGAGTATATGAATACTTGGATAATACTATTCTTTGTTCGCGTTATAAAATATAATATATATTATATGGGGTATTGGGTATATTGCATATAATGTATATTGGATAAATATATTTATATTCTTATAAGGGATTATGGGCATAATCACATAATGATTATTTACATAATCATTTTCGGATTTTCAAAACGGGCGGGGCGTGCTTTGGAGAGAGCCCCATTCGCAGCTCCCCCCAAAAAAAATTCGTGTTTTTTAAATGCGCGGTAATGTAACCGTTGAATCAGTCAGGTTGACTGTCTGGTGAGCGCAGTAGAAAACGCGCGATAACACCTTGTCTTTATTGAAGATATTGAAGGTAGTCCACATTGGGCCTGTAGCTACGCCTTCGATATGACGCGCCCCGTTGCTTAAAGCACCGATGTCAGAAACCGTCATTCTCAGTTCTAGGGTGCTTTGGCAGACCCCTGTAGGGTGCGTTGTGATGACTTTATAGCCCTCATTTGACAAATCTCGCGCCCTTTTTATGAAAAACTCAGGGTTAAATGTAGGCAGCTGCCCAGAATGCGGGGGCGAGTTAATGATCAGGTAATCAAACTCGTATCTGGTGGGCGCGTTTAATGCGGGGTAATCGAACAATAGATCCTCCCTACAAGCTATGGGGTTAGCGACTTCTAGAAGGTCGGAAAGGTAATCAAACCAAGCTAAGTGAAACAAAACCCAATCGGCTCTTGCTGGGTGGTTGTAAAAGTAGTTCTCGCGCCCTATCCACGCGTTAATTGCGCCAGGCGGAATACTTAGCCCTTGCAAGCTAATAGGAACGCCCTCACATAAAGGAAGCAGCTGAGAATGATGTTGCTCCTGACAATGGTGGGTGAACTCAAGATGCGGGTTTTCTTTGCAAACCTGGCGAAGATAATTGAGATGAACCAACTGGTCGCCTAGATGGTATTCATTGTATGTGTGTATCATGTTGTGTATTATTAGGTTAAACAAAGGAGTGACGATATGAGTATAGCAATAGAAAAGAATGTACCGCCACCCGAAATGAAGAAGCGCAATAGTTATCCCTACAAGACTATGGATGTAGGTGACAGCTTCTTCGTAGAGGACACGGACATTCGCACCATGTGTAATAACAACTATCGCGCGGGTAAGACCCATGAGCGCAAATTTGTCGCAAGACGGGAAGGTAACGGGGTAAGAGTATGGAGAACGGAATAAGCGTTTTAGATTTAATCGAGAGAGCGGGAGACGATGCCAAAAAGTCATATATGACTCGTATCTGGCAGATGACTAAGGAACAACTGTTCCACGAAGTAATGCGCGTCCAAGGCGAGAGCGCAAAACTTCTTTTGCAAGCCCAGTCGGAAATTGATCGCTTAAATTGTTTACTAGAACCAGATGACGGAGACATCAGACATTGAAAAGCTGCGCGCAGAGCGGCTGCTTTACAAAACTGAAATGCTAAAGGCGATAGTTTGCCGCACCAAGAGGCAAAAAATTGCCTTGGCGGCCGAATGGCGCGAAAAGTACAGTCCAATGACTTATGACCAGCTGATCATCTTGGCTAAGAATCATTCGGCAAGATTGAAGGTGGCGTATTGGGATTTGGCTGATTTTGAAATAAAACGCATGGAGAAACACTCATGAAAACCGCAGCCGTAGTGACTGTGACTAACGGAAAGCGTCCTTGGGAACTTTGCAACTGCATCGCCTCAGTCAAAGCGCAAACCTATCCTTGCACCCACTACATTCTGTGTGACGATGACTTTAATGCCTTTGCAGAGCTACGCAGACTAAACCCAGAAGTAAAGATTTCATTTTGGGATGGGCGTATTGGTGGTCGTGGCTATGCTGGACAACGCTGGTTGGCTGCCGCGCCCCAGTTGATTACTGAAGATGTCACTTTCTTTTGCAACGATGACGATTGGTATGAGCCTGGTCATGTGGAATCGATCATGGCTAAGATTGAAGAGGGGAATGATTGGGCTTACTCATTTCGCAGAATCAATGACGAGGAAGGCAATTTTGTATGCCTAGACAACTGCGAAGCCCTAGGAGAAGTAGCGCAAGTGTGGAATGTTCCTGGTCATCATTTTGTTGATTGGTGTATGTGGGGTATGAAGACCGATCTGCTTAAACAGATTGCCATCTTGCTAAACCGCCCAGACCCACAGGCTGACAGACACTTCTATTCAGCCGCTAGGGATGTTTTCCCTAAATTTGCGCCCACTATGCAGCACACCTTTAATTTTCGCCTTGGTGGCACTTGTGGCGTGAAACGGGAATACTTTGACATTGGTAATCTGGAGATGTTGCGCCGTTTTAATGGAAAGTTGCCCTGGATCATTACATGAGCAAATTTAATCTTGCCCACTTTTATGAATTTTGTAAGACCCTTCAAATTGAAACCAAGGAGAAGGGATTGGTTCGCATGGATCATTTGCTGGGAACTCAGACCTATGTCATGGACGAAATTGCCAAAGGTCTGGAAGAAGGCATCCACTTTTTTGTAGTTTTAAAAGGACGACAACTTGGAATCACAACAATCTCCCTTGCCCTTGACCTCTACTGGCACTTCCTCAACCCAGGGCTTCAAGGAACACTTACAACGGATACGGAAGAGAACCGAGATATGTTCCGATCCACCCTTGCCATGTATATGGACGGTCTCCCCAAGAAGTATAAAGTCCCAGTCCTTACTCACAACCGTAATGCTCTTGCCCTCAAGAACCGCAGTCGTCTCTTTTATCAAGTCGCTGGGCTTAGAGCCAAAGGATCTCTGGGTCGCGGTAAGGGTATTACCTTCCTCCACGGAACTGAAACATCATCGTGGGGTGATGAAGAAGGACTTGCTTCTCTCCTTGCTTCCCTAGCGGAAACCAACCCCGATCGTCTGTATATCTTTGAATCTACCGCGCGTGGCTTCAATATGTTCCACGATATGTATGTCACCGCCAAAAGGTCTAGAACCCAAAAAGCTATCTTTTGCGGCTGGTGGCGTAACGAGCTTTACATGGCTGACCCTGAGAGCAGCGTGTACAAGACTTACTGGGACGGCAAACTGACAGGCGAAGAAAAAGAATGGGTCAGAGACATCAAGAAGTTGTACAACTTTGAAATCAATTCGCGCCAAATAGCATGGTGGCGTTGGAAGATGACAGAGGGTATGAAAGATGATAGCCTGATGTATCAGGAGTTCCCGCCTACCGAGGACTACGCTTTTGTAATGACGGGAACATCGTTCTTCTCTAATTCGAGGTGTACCGATGCCGTTAAAAGACTCAAGAAGCGTTCTTTTGATTCTTATCGCTACAGCTTTGGCGTTAACTTCCAAGACACAGAAGTTCTCAAATCTACTGAACGCCTTGCCACGCTCAAGATTTGGGAAGAGCCTGTGGATACTGCTTATTATGTTATTGGTGCTGATCCCGCTTACGGATCTTCTGATTGGGCAGACCGATTCTGTATCCAGGTCTTCCGTTGCTACGCAGACGGACTTGAACAAGTGGCTTCGTTTGCGACAAGCGAATTAAACACCTACCAGTTTGCTTGGATCATCGCTCACCTTGCGGGCGCGTACAAAAATTCCACATTGAACTTGGAAATCAATGGACCGGGTCAAGCTGTCATCAACGAGTTGCGAAACCTTAAGCGTCAAGCGGCTTCAATGGGTACGGCTTTAGGAAAAGACCTCTTGGATGTGTACGGCAATATGCAAAACTACATTTGGCGTAGAAACGACACTCTAGGTGGGGTGTCCAACTCGATTGGCTGGATGACCACCGCAGCGACTAAAGAGCGGATGCTCACCTACATGAAAGACTACTTTGAGCGCGGCATGATGGACATTTGGGATATGGAAACCATTGAAGAAATGAAGACCATTATCCGTGATGGCGGCTCGATTGAAGCGTCTGGTCGCAACAAAGATGACCGCGTTATTGCGTCCGCTTTGGCTTGCGCTGCCTTTGCCGAGCAAGTCCAACCGCGTTTGATTGCGCAAAAGATTACCCGCACGATTTCTAAATCGCAAGATGACTTTACTCCAGAACAGTTGACAGTTGGGCGTAATGTGTCGGACTATCTCAAAAGGATAGGAGTTTATGGAAAATAAACGGGTTTACCCTAAGTCCGAGTTAAAGCGGATTATTAAACGATTCTTCCAAGATAAGAATCGGGGTATCTCCATCGCCCTTTTTGCTGATCTAGCTGGGCTTTCGCACTTGTATTTGCGCGAAATATTCCTATATGAAACTGAGCCACTTACTGAAAATGTGCAGCGTAGGGTTGATAGAGCCTACAAAGCATGGGTCAAAGGCGAAGTGGCCATTATGCAAAATCGTGACACCAGCAAATTTGTGCAATATCGCAAAGAGGCAAAGCCCGTGATGCAACGGGGCATGGGCTTAAAGCTGGAAAATGGGCAATTTAAGGTCAGCGTGGGAGTCAAGCCCAAGTATGACTATTCTGGTTTAACACTTGACGAACAGTTGGAAAGGGGATAGAAATGGCAGTAGTAAATGATTACAAGTGTCCAAAGCACGGATACTTTGAGGCTCGTAAACCGCAATGTCCAATGAAGGATTGTCATGAAGAAGTTATGGTTGTATTTTTACAAGCACCTAATCTCATTAGTGCGAAAACCAAGTTCACCGACAAATCGACCAAGCAACTCGCAATGGAATTCGATATGTCAGACATCAAAACCACCCGAGAAGGTGAAAACCAAAGCGGATACCTCACCCGCAAAAACAAATTCACCGAAAAAGAGTACGCGCAAGCCGAAAAGTACGCAACCCGCAAAAAAGGCGTTGACAAAGACAAACTCTCAAAAAAACCAGTTCCCGTTGTCGAGCAGCCAAAAGAAGCGCGTGCGGGCGATGCAGCGATCTGGGGTGGCGGATTCCAAGGAATGAATTTGCAATCCGTTTTAACTGGTAGATTTGCTAAACCAGTACGCGATGAGCAAGTAGGCTTGACACCACAACAAGCTGGGGTTATAAAAGGACCTACGATTGATCCAAGCTCTACAATGAGAGATCCTGATAACCTACAGATCAAAAAATGAGAATACCAAATTCGCCCGAACACAGAGAGGATTTTTATTTAGACCTCATTCAGAAATGTATGGTGTCACGGGAAGAAAGACGGGGAGACTACACGACTCTCCGTTCTTTTTATCTGTTTGGTAATGACCCAGAGTCTCCACCAGCGTATTTCAATAAGATTCACCCGCACTTAGATCAGCTAACCAGCTTCTTATACTCAGCTGAAACCACAAGATTCTCAATCGCGCTAGGCGCATCCGTTCCCACCGCAGAGCAACGCAAAACCCCGTCATTAACACAAGCC